TCTGGGACATAACACCACAAGTCGTAAAACCAGCTAGCTGTACCGTCTGGCGTCGAAATAAACAACGCCCAACCCTCTTTATCCGCCAAAGCAGGACGAATCACCTCAAACCACACCTCTGAATCCATAAAAGCGGCCTCATCTAGCACTACGCCCGACAAACTGCGGCCCCTCAACGCCATTGCGTTCTCAGTACCCTTCAATTCAATCGTTGAACCGTTAATTAGCTCAATTCGCAGGTCGGTTTCGTTCTTGGTATGAATCCAAACCTTAGGAACCAGCTTTTTTAATGCTCTCCACGCAATATCTTTGGCCATCCGATAAGTCGGAGCGCAATAAAAGAAGGTTTCGCCTGGTCTGTTGAGCGCTCCACGCAATAGCTCAACGCATGAAAGGTACGATTTGCCGAATCGACGACCGGCAACTAGAACTCGGAATCGTTTGTCGCTTGAAAAAACTTGGCCCTGCGCCCATCTCAGGCTTACGGGCTCTGCTTTTGTGCTCATGGCTATTACATTACACAGGTTTTCAACCCCTACCCCCCTCCTGGACGTGCCAGATCGTATGGCGGGCAGTTATTATCTGAAAAAAGGTCGATAGGTTGATGCCTGAGCCTCTAACGGATCGCACCACACAAGCAAAAGAGGATCGCATCAGGCGTCTCTATCGACGGCAGCTTGATGGCCTGTCTGCACGTGCTCTCGTGTATGAGCACAAGGAGAAAGAACAAGTTTCAATCAATACGGCATGGCGCGATTGGGCAGAAGTTAAAAAGCTCGTTGATGAAGACTGGCAAGCTGATCGCGAAAACATGCTCGCGCGTCTTCAACACATGCGCACCAAACTGTTTCATCAAGCCCTGAAGAAGGGGCAACTGCAGACCGCAAGCCAAGTTCTTGACTCCATCGGACGTGTGATTGGCGAGTCCGTTGAGACCGTCAACATCCAAGCGCCTGAACTTAAGATCTCCATCGAAGATAAGGGCGACTGATCCCCACGCTCATAACTTCAGACCCCTGCCCCCACCTAGGGGGCTTTTTTATTACACGAATACTGTTGTACGGACATATGTGTAAGTAGTGGGTGATGTGATAGCAGCCAAAAATTTTGCAACCGTACCCCCCGCATTGTGACGACTGAGTAGCTGGCCGCGGCTTGCCAGATCTTCACATTTTTTACTGTCAGATTCGAGCAAGATCTGGTATCATGTAAGAAGGAAGAACCAATCTTCCGGAACCTCGACAATCTGACCAATCTTGGGAGCGAATCGCGCCAATCAATGCAGCCCACGGGTGAGCGTTGCAAGGTGTCGCGCTAGTTCTGCAGATTTTGCAGCCTGACGAGAGCACTCCCAAGGAAACCAAAAATCCACTCGATTTATCCGATGAACTCATCAATCCAACTGTTAGCGGCTGTTGTGGCCGCTGCATCGTTTGGCGTTGCAGTTGCTCAAACTGCGATGCTCGAGCCGATGCCTCAGCATTCAGGGACTCAGCGTTACGTCCGCGTGGTGCGCTGACATGTCACTAGCTAAAACCTTTTTCCACCTGTCTCGGGTCTCGTCTAATAAGAAGACGGGGCCCATTGCTGTGACGACCACTAGCAAGAACAGCTGCTCTGCATCCTGCGGGATGCGAGATGTTTGCTATGCCGCTGCAGGGCCCTTGGCTCTGCATTGGTCTGCCGTGTCCAACGGTTCCCGCTCCAAACAATGGCGGGAACATTTGGACGATTTAGCAAGTCTGCCGTTTGGTTCACCGTTACGGCTGAACCAAGCTGGTGACCTTGTGGCCAGTGCGTCCGGTCGGCTGTCCCGTGCTTTTATTGACGGACTCTTGTCTGTCGTTAAGAGTCGCAGGCTGCAGGCTTGGACATACACGCACCACGACCACACCTTGGGAGACAATGGCAAGCTTTTACGGCGCGCCAATCGCGAGGGTCTGCGGATCAACGTTTCAACTGAGACTGAAGAATCCGCAGATCGTGCGATTGCTTCAGGCCTTCCGGCTGTTCTTGCTGTATCAAGCAAGGAGACTAGAACGGTGTGGAGAACACCAGCACGCAACCTGGTTAAGGTCTGCCCTGCTCAACTGCGGGACACTGACTGCAACCGTTGCATGCTGTGCCATAAGCGTGGCTCAAAAGTCATTATTGCCTTTTTAGCTCACGGCTCCCGCAAGTCCCGCGCCAATCAACAGCTGAGCCATGCAACAGTTTAAATCTGTCGGTGCTTGGATTGCTGCCAGCGATTCAGACACTGAAGCGCTTTTAAAGAGGGTTGTTGCGGATATCGCAGCAGACCAACTTAAAGAAGCGAGGCTAAGACGGCGCCAACGTCTGGAGGAAATCAACCATCCCCCAGACTGCGGCGTATGGAACCTTACCGACCGCCACTAGTTTGGCGGTCTTTTTTATTATGTGGCGCAAACTTGAATTGATTCACTTAGGCCGTCGGCAATATTGCCTAAAGGTCTACAACTTCGACAAAGTTAAAAGCGAATATCCATTAACGCCCGTTAACACTTTTAAGGGCGATTTTAATAAAATCATGGATATTTTCGATGAATGGAAGGAACATCTGACCGCTACTGGCCAGCCTTTCATTGAGACACGGGGCTATTGACGCTCCAATGAATGGAGCCCCTAACGGGGCTTTTTTTATGCGCTGAGCCGGATGAGGCATTCCTCAGCCCTGCAGTCTTCGAGCTTAGTGCGAACCCAGTTGAGCCTGCCCGCTACCTTCCGCCCATCGTTGGTGTCCTTGTAGCAGTGAAGCGCTTCGAGCAGAAGCATCCACTCATCAGCGCAGAAGTGAATGGTTTTAGTGGGCGCTGAGTCAGTCATGAATGGGCCGCTTGCAGTTTCCGTGAATGGTCTGTATTGTAAGACAAGAGTCAAGGGGATCAACCCTTGCTCCGCTCCAACATCAAACTACCAATGAACAAACAAATCATGACCCGCTACGTGCTGGGCGAGCACCGCTCCATCAACCTTCAGCACGGTTCCATCGACGCCACCGACGCATCCTCGGAGTCTGTTTCCATCTATGCCGGAACGGATGCCATCAATGATGCTGTGGCCGCTTTCTTACCTTACTGCCCCCGCTCCACACAAGAGCGGTTCATGCAGATCCTGACCGATCACATCCGCAAGGTGGACAGCATCGAGGCATGAAACGGACCCCAGAGCAAGCGGAGGCCCACCGGGAGCACGCCAAACAGCTCCTGGACATGGGTCTTCAGAAAGCTGATGTGGCTGCAACGCTCCAACGCAAACACGGCTTATCTCGCGCAACTTCTTACCGCGATGTGGATAAGGCCGATATATCGCGTGAAAGCGAAGACCACAAAATCGAAGCAACTCCCGTTCCAATGATCAGCTTTGAAGATCGGGACGCTTTGATGCGGATGACCCGGCAACTCCTGATCGACGCCTATACCGACGGCAACGTTCAGGATTATGCCCGTCTCATCCGTGAATACGAACGACTCGCCCGCATGGGCGGGTTGTCTCAAATCTCTTGAGACGTTTGTCTCACACCGTTCCAATCATCATCAAACCAATGGCTCAAAATTACAAACCAACATCTCATGCAGGAGCTTTAGCTGGCGCATTGCTTCTTGCTTTGACAGCCCCAGACGATGAGCGGGCAACAAAAGCAAGTCAGCTGGCATCAGACATTGCATCAATGATGGACGATCACACGCAGTTCAACGCTGTTAAAGACTCCGTTGAAGCCTGCATTGCTTACTTCACCGGAGCCCCAGCATGACTTACTTCCCCAATCGCCTTATCAAACCAACCGCCACCGCTCCAATGACACCCAAGGTGGCAACAGATTGGAAGCCTGTAGACCGGTGGACTCGTGCCGGTTCTTACGGTCGTCTGATCAAATGTCCACACTGCGGCCATGAGAATCGTGTCTATCACTTCTCTTGGTGTGCTGTGACATGCCAAGGCTGCCGCCGCATGGTGGACAAGTATTCCTTCACTACAAAAAAATGACCATCATCCGCTACGACAACATCGACGACCTTCTGCCGTCCGAATATCAAGAGCCCTGGCCGCCCTTATCAGACGAAGAGATCGAAGAACGAGAACGTCAGGCCGAGTTCCAGGATTTCCTGGACTCGATCCCTGACGCCGCTGAACGTAACCGCAACCTCAAATGATTACCCGCCACAACGCTGAACGCTCCATCAATCAACTGCTCTCGCTCATCCTGGGCGGTCAGAAGGCTAGGGCCTCTGGCCATCTGGCCCATAACCTCTCAGAACGCCTTGAGTTTTGCTTCAAGCTCGTTCAGCAAGAGATGGAGCAAACCGTTCGCACCGCCGATCCAGAAGCCTTGCAGAAGGCTCTCAGCGACGGTCAACGTCAACTCTCTAGTCTTCAATCACTTACAACCCTTAACCAACTCATTCAAGAGGTCGAATGGTAATGGCTATTCCCTACGGTCCTTTCCCCGAAAACGAGTACAAAAAAATTGAACGTGCTCTTGAAATTCTCAAAGGTGTTATCGCCCGTGAGGATAGACGCCACATGATGGACATGGATCTCACAATCTCTATGAAGATGCTCCTAGAAGATGAGATCATTCCCCAGCTCGAAAACGAACTGGACTTTGATCCATCGCCCCAATACCTTTGGGATAACACTGGCGGTGAGCCTCCAGTAACCCTGGATGAAATGCACACTGCCGCTTTCAACCAGAAGTACAACCGATGAGCACCAAACTTAACGGCAACAAGTATTCCCCTGAAGGTTCCCGCGTTCCAACAGATCTGCTCCCGACTGCTATCCGTTATGAAGCAGCTCGGGCAGTCATCTTTGAACAACAGGGCAACTTCGTCCGCGCCAATGATTGCCTGCGCTTGAAGCGGTACTACGAACGTAGAGCCATGGAAGAGTGTTTAGACCCAGGGCCAACCTAGTTCCACGTCTCCGCGCCAAACATCCTCATCGATAGGGCGCTGCATCGCATAAACACGAAACAGGCGTTTCAGCTCTTCAGTTGAGACGCCTATTTCTTTTGCCTTCACTGCCACGTTGCATTGACCGCGATATATAAGCTCTAACGCTTCCTCCACTACATAACCTCGCCGCTCAACAACATCTCCTTATACAAGTTGTTCCGCTCCGTCCATCGAGCCTCACAACCTCTCATCTCCAGCTCTGACAACATCCGCAGCTGGACATTGCCGTTTGGCTTCGCAATAACCACCGCTCCAGCACTCACACGGATCCCAGCTCGTTCACGTAACGCCAGGCTGTAAGCGCCGAGTTGATCCTGATGATCTTTCAGCCACGCTTCCGGCTTGTCCGTCTCACGGCTCGTCGTCTTGAAATCACAGATCGTCAGACCCAATGCCGTGTCGATCAAAGCATCAGCCGTCCCAGCAAAACCTTCGTCACTGCTGACTGAAAATTCGCTGGCATGAATGGCCGTTACGCTTCCGCTCACCAACCAGTCGGATAAACCTCTGGCGTACTCACGGGCTGGCCATGGAACCTTGGGCGAACCTTCTTCCGCTTTCTTGAGTGCCCAGTTGGTAACTGCCTTTGGAGGGCGAGCCAATCCATCATCCCAGACCTTCCATGAACCCTTCTTGTTAGCGCTCTGTCGAGCCAACTTGGCTGCGGTCTTGAGTACATACTCGCAATGCTCGTGAGCAACGGTGCCACGGTCACAAGCAAGGTCACGCTCCAAACCGCTGCCAGCACGTTGTGACCAGCGCTCCAAAGCATCCTTCTGTGATTGAGGGGCTGTGTTTTTCAGGATATGGGTGACAGAGTGGTAAATCTGCCCATGTTGATCCCTGTAAACACGGAATCTTCCTGAGTTGTCTTGCTCCAGCTGCCATTGACGCAGCGAAGCCAAGGCGTCTTGTGGATCAATCGTCATTGATGGCGTTTTCTTCCAGCCACCTTTGACGGAGCTGATTTTCCTTGGGCTCTACGAGATGAGCACTCGAAACAACCCCAGTCAGATTACCGACAGTCACTGAGACGCAACCGTCCTCCATGAATGTTGTAACTGTCTCAGGCGCTTCCATAGACGCTCCTTCCCAAGACTAATTTACCTACGAACCAAACCCTGGCAAGTGGTTGTGCCAACCAACGCACAGGCACAAGGCATAGACCCTTGGTTACTGCTGTGCTAATTTATTGATGTCCGCAAGGGACGCCCGTTAAGGGTTCACTTAAACAGCGTAAAGCTCATGGCTATTCGACGGTTTGCCATCACAGTTAATGGCGAGTCACAACTGCTTCTCTCCAACAATCGTTGCTCCGATCCATTAAGCAAAGGAGCCAAAATTAAAAAGCATTTCACCGGCAAACGAGTTAAAGCAGACAAAGATCACGAAAACCTTCGTGTCATTGACTGGGTTTACTCGGGTTATTGGGGCGTAGACGGCGAAGTCCTTATTGATGACACTGAAAACTCAGTTTCGTTTGAAGGGTTTGAAAACCTTTATATGCCGGGACAGAACTTTCAACGCTGTCTTCGCAACGGAGCAACAGCTTTCAAGCTCGGTAAAGAGGTAGAACGCGCCCTGATTGTCGAAAACAATCCCGAAATTGAGTTCGACGGTCCAAATACCGCAGAAGAGATGCTTCAAGACAGCAAGTTCGTCAACACTAGTCCTGTGGTCAGGCAAAAGGTCACTAACTGGTGTACTCGCATCATCATTCCTGACTGGTCTTGCACCTTCAACGTCACAGTCGATGACGATCGAATCAGCATCGACTCTCTTGAACGGATTACTAACGCAGCAGGACGCTTTGAAGGTTTAGGTACCTGGCGTCCCAGATACGGTCGCTTCTCTTCCGTGCTTGAAGAGCTGGCAGCGTGATGAGCTGGGCATCCGAAAGGTGTAAGCCCCAGTTCACAGTGCTTAGCACCGCGCGTTGCAGCCGGTCGTTGCTCTGCGAGTCGGTCCCTTGCCAAGCCTTGTCGAGCTGATCAAAGCTATGTGTCGCTATGCCATCGTTTCAGGTTCACGATTAAAACCTGTTCATTGCAACTCGATGCAGCATACTGCTGAGCCTTTTAACCCGAATCTACGCTCCTTTCTGCCATCGTCCGCCGGTCACGACTAAACCGGCACTTCAACTCCTTCCGCAGATGCATGAGTCGGGAAGGGGACACCTTCGGAGCGCAGTTTTGCAGCACAGAACTCCGCTACGCCCCGCTCAGTTGAGTGCCGTTTCGCCCTGTCCCGTATTTCAGAGCTAGTCGCTGTACTGCTGTTCTTCGTAACTCCATCGTTCTGGGTTTACGACCAAAACCCTGCTCATCACCAGCAGCCCTTCGTGGTGAAGCTGGTGTATCTCGCCTCACAGCAACGCTCGTCGGCACAACGCAACCCGTTGCAACATATAGCTCAGCCATCGTTCTGGGTTTACGACTAAAACCCCGCCCACCATCAGCAGCCCTTCGTGGTGAAGCTGATGAAAATCAAAGCGTAGTTGCTCAGGACAATCCTCAGCCGCACACCGCGGAGCATTGCTGCCCAACGCCATCGTCCGCTCCAACGATCAATGGAGCACCCATTCCTCCTGGAGTAAATCCATGAATGACGTTCAAAAGCTTCAGACCATTGGCATCAACATCACCAGCATGAGAAAAGGCGACTCATACAGTCGCCAACAGGTCGAAGATGCGTTTTACATCCTTGAATCAGACGTTGCCGAAAAGGTTGCAGCCTTTGAACGAGGAGAACGACAAGACCCAATGTCGTTTGCTCTTAACAAGCTCAAGGTCACGATCGAAAAGAACAGAGCCGATCTCGGCCTACCACCTTTGGTCATGCGGTCTCAAAACGGTGGACTAAGAGTCCTTACAGACTCAGAAGCTGGTCCTTACTTGAATGCTCAAGCCAATGCAGGCTTGCGAAAGCACAAAAACAAGACCGCTCAACTGTTCACCCACGTCGATGCGTCTCAACTGGACGAAAAAGACAAGAAACAGCTTGATGCCGATCAACGCAGACACGCTTTCATTGCAGCTGCTGCTCAAGGGGCCAGAACACAGTCGTTGAAAATGCAACGCAAAGGCTTGCAACTTCCTAAATACGACCAATAAAAAAGGGGCCGAAAGGCCCCCTTCTTGTATCAGCCTTCGCTGAACGGATCACCACCAGTCACGATCCGGTTCAGATCGAAACCAGCCTTTTCCGCAGCTCGCCAGGCTTTCTCCATCGCAGCTTCATCATGCTCGTCCTCATCACGGGGAACGATCAGAAGCTCGTACTTCACCATGTCTGCCTTGATCTTCGACAGCTCGAAGTCCCAGTCCAGCAGATTGCGGCTGTACTTCTTGTTAAGGCCGTACTTGGCAAACTGACGAGCCAATGAGATGTGAGACACCTCAAGCACTTGGACGCGCTCAGCATCCCAGTTGTAAACAGGCCAGCACAGGCATTGACCAGGCTTACGCACTCCTTTGTCAGGATTTGGGCGGCCAAGTACAGGGTCATAGTTGAAACAAGGACCGTACTCAGGGCCAAACTCAGCTTCAATGTCGGCTTCGGAAGGCTGTTCAAGAAAACGGAAGGGTTTCATGCTGCCATCCGTTTTGGCCTGACCCCAAACCAGCCAATACTCAAGCGGATCTTGCTCAAGCAGGCAGAAATTTGCAGGCTTGCTTTGCTCAAGCTTGGTGTAGCGCAGATAGTTATCTGCTGAAGACGATCCTTCGTTCTCGCTTTCAAGAACAGAAAGGAATCCAGAGGAGAATTTCATGAAAGGTTCTCGCGATGGTTCTCGTGTTGGTTCTCGCGTCTCATTTAGACGCCTTGATACTGTAATCCGGGATTGACGGGCAGTCAACCTCCGGTAGGATAAAAAAACACCCGACTTGCCCTGGGGACTACAGGCAAATCGGGCTTGTTTTTACATTCCGTTCCAATCTTACATGAACTTCGATCAGTTCGTCAAGACGCTCCCTGAAGGGCTCGTTTACGCACCGATATATGCTAAAGGCACCCGGATGATTTCCGGCAAGCCAGCTACTGGCAAGAACCCTTTAGAGGCCAGCTACGAACAGAAGTTCGGACCTGCCGATGTAGCTCTCGCGGTCCAACGCAACCCTGATCTCAAAGCTGTTGGTGTCTTCACCGGCATCCGTGGCAATGGCATCGTCATCCTTGATGTTGACCGGAACCTCTCCAAATGCCTGAAGGCTTGGGGTTCCTCTCTCGATGGCGCTCCAATAATTACTTCCACCAAGGCCAACGCAGCCAAGTACCTCTTCCGTGTCCCGGAAGAACTGTGGGCCGACGTAAAGGGTCATGGACTCCGTAAGGAAGACGGTGGAGACTACGAAATCCTCTGGGGACGCCAAGGCGTTGTTTGCGGCGCTTACCCAGGCGGCAAAGTATCTAAGCCCGGTCAATATCTTCTCGAAGGCGACCTCAACAGCATTCCCACGGCCCCAGACTGGTTGCTGGCGGAGATGAAACAACCTCCTCGCACCATCAACAAAAAAGAGTTGGACTTCACCGATCGCACTCAAGATGAAATCCAACAAATCATCTTTGAATGCCTTTCGGTGATTTCGCCCCAAGGGAAGGGCACTCGTGATCACTGGGTGAAGATCGGGATGGCAATCCATTCCGCACTGCCTACCGATATGGGCCTTCACCTCTGGGCTTCCTGGTCCTGTGAAGATCCTGATTACGCCGCTGAATGGGAAGACTCCAACCCCTGCGAAGAGGTCTGGTATTCCTTCAAAGGCAACGGTGTTGGCCTTGGCACCCTCATCTGGTTGGCAGACCGGGAGGACCCAGAGCGGAAACGATTTTCAGAAGACACTAAAAAGATCGTTCAATCCGCGGAAGCCAAAGTTGTAACTGAGATCAGGCAGGCAACCCTTGATTTCGATGAGGTCATTCGCCGCGCCAAGAAAATCCTTGAGCTTGATAACCCCGCTGAGGTCAACTACAAGCTCAACACCCTTGCTCTTCAGGCTGGCTATCGCGATCAAACTGCTCTCGAAAAGCTGATCGTTGACCAGCTTTCATTTGAAGAGGCCAAGGACATCATGAGCATTCAAGAATTGATGGAGACCGAGACAGAGCGTGAGTACCTCATCCCTGATGTGCTGCCTCACCCTTCTGTTGTCCTCATCTACGGCGCTGGTGGTGATGGTAAGTCGATGTCCGCTTGGGCTCTCGCTAAGCACATTGCAACCGGCAAGCCTTTTGTCGTCCGTGGCAATCACGTTCCAGTGCAAAAGGGTCCTGTTGTTCTGCTGAATGGTGATCAGCCCCTTGTTCAGCTCAAGGAACAGCTGCAAGAGGTGGACTTCCCCATTACCAAAGACAGCATGATTCAGACGGACTGGCAGCTCCAGCGCTATGCCCAGTTCATCAAGCTGATGAAGAAGCATCAGCCCAAGCTGGTGGTCATCGACTCTCTGATTGGTTGCTCCGGTGGTCGAGCTTTTGATGAAAACAAGTCTGACTTCGCCACACCGCTGTACTGGCTGACCAAGAACAACGGTGTCCTCTTCCCTAAGGCCACCATCCTTATCGTTCACCACGCCAACAAGAATGGTGGCTTCCGTGGTACCTCAGCCATCCGTGACGCCGTTGACGAGACCTGGGCGCTCCGTAAGCCCACTGACGAGGAAAGAGGCGTTGTAGGCGCTCACAGCCGCCTCATCACTATTGAGAAGTCACGCTCCGGACGGATGGGCACTCAGCTCGTCATGCAGATGCAAGACGACCTTTCATTCACCATCTCTGACTTCACGCCCGAGGTGGATGAGACCAATACCTCCCCAGCTTCTGTTACTGATCGTGTTCTTCAGAAGCTCCGCGTCGTTTACCCGGAGTCACGCACCAAAGATGATCTGGTCTGTGATCCGCTGATCGACGGCAAGCCTGCTGCGATCCACAAATCGCTCCAGAGACTTGAAAAACGGGGCTTGGTCGTCTCAGACGCTCCAAAAGGATCTCAAGTTAAGAACTGGACAGCAGTTCTCGCACGCGGAGAGTTGAAGGAAGTGTCCACCGTTCCAATAAAACCAGTCATGGAGCGCGATCTGGGTGTGGACACTACCCCTGGACAATCAAGAGGTGTCCAGGGTCTGTTTGATGGAGCGGTTGAGATTGACCTCTCTAGTGAAGAGGCTGGACACATCTAACCTGTCCACCCCTAGTGTCCAGGGTCAAATTCATTGCTATCACTAGCTTTTGGAGCGCCCTGGACACCCTGAACATCTATACGCGCGCGAGAGATGAACTGGACTGAGATTTTGAAGCGCTCAGGCGTCCCAGAGCCCCCCGGCTACCACGAGACCATTGAACGCCTCAAAGCCAAACCTGAAAAGCCGCGTGTCAAACCGTCTCGAAAGAGTAAAAAACGTCCCAAGCGTAAGTAACATCCACGCATGAAAAAAGTCGAAACCCTCCTTCCAGAAGAGCTGGTCGAAAGCCTTTCTGCTGAAGCCAAAGAAAAAGGTATCCACAGGTCAGACTTGATCCGTGAGCGCCTCATGCAACCGCCCAATCACTTGGGTCTGACCACGAATGATTTTCACAAAGCTGTTACGAAGGTTCGTCGTCGATCCAGCTATGGTCTGGATAGGCAACAGGCTGAAAGCCTTGTCGCCACTGTATTCAACGAACTCTTCCGTTCCAGTGATGGGGACTAAAAACGTTCATCTGCATTATTGCCAGATTTCTGACGAACATTGCCCTCTGGCAATAACGCGTTTCACAACGTTTGATCTTGACGACAAGCCGCTTGCAGTTGAACAAGTCACTTATGAATCCAACATGGATTACATGGAGCGACAAGTTATCAACGCATTGCGCTGCAACGTTGAAGTCAGCATCCTTAGTTCAACACCAATCCATGAGTTCAAAAGACTGCATCACATCTTTAACTGTGACAAATGAACGTACAAATCTTTCGGCACAATGCTGAATGGATTGTGCTAACTGAGTCTTACGCGCTAACGTTCCACCAAACCCTTGCTGGCGCGATGAGTCATGCCGCAACCGAGATCGGGGCGTCAAATCATCATGGAGCGTCTCAACAAAGCGATTCAACTAGCGACAACAGCTGACCTTCAACGGGCAGCAATGTTTTTAGAAGGCGCAAGAGAAGTCAGGAAAGGCTCTCGTCGTCAACGCACCAATGCACGCTCTGCTCAAGCAACTGCGTGGAAGAAAAAGGTTGACGACTCGATAACATGGTAACATTCGTCTAGTATTTTAAAGCCGATGGCTACAAAGCACGGCAACCGCGTATATATCCAAGTCCTACTTGAGCCTTTTCGTGGTGAACTCTTCATGCAAGAGGCCAACGCTCAAGGCATCAAACCATCAGCTCTGATCCGCCAGCTGGTCTACGACTATCTCGCTCAGCACACAGAAGAAAAAGCCTATTGCGAAGCTCTAGTTAATGACAAACAGAAATGGCAAGACGCTGTAGACGCCAGGCTTGAGGGCAGGGCAAGAAATCGCCGTTCCAAGCTTGATCAGTCAGAACAAAGCATCGACGCATCTAGCTCGCCAATGTGACCTACTGCTTGCTTCAGTAACTTGGCTTGATGCCAGTTGGTCCGCACCAAAGATACGCATAGCGCTCTAAGCGCATCTTCGTCGCTGCAATTACGAACGTCTCGGACGTTCCGCTCCAATTCCAACTCCTCTTCAAGGCTTTGGTGGACAACCATCCAGTCAGCCCAGCCCATAGCCCTGAAGATTCTTATCAATTCATGCCACGGACGGCATGACTGTCAAGTGGTTGTTGTAATGGCCTGTCTCCGCGTAGCTGTGCATTGGGACGTTGGACATCGCGTGGAACACCATCTGACCAATCTTCAGGCCAGGCCAAAGCGGCAAAGCATGATGCAGCCGCTCATTCTTCAATTCGAGCGTCAGCTTGCTTCCGTGCCAGCCTGGATCGCACCAGCCAGCAAGCAGGTGATTAAGACCAGATCGTGCGCGGCTTGACTTGAGAACAAATTGGCAGCTGATGTCGTCGGGCAAGTTAAACAGCTCAAGTGTCTCAGCCAAGCAAAACTCGCCGGACTGAAGCATGAACGGGTCATCCTCTGTCTTGTCAGCGATGTTGATACGCACCAGATCAGGGCTATAGATGCTCTCCACCATCAGGTAGTCACCCAGCCTCAAGTCCAAACTGGCTGGATTCAGCAGTTCTTCATCGAATGGGAAGACCATTTGGCTCTTACGGCACCGAGCCGAGATCTCCCAATCACACAGAACTGCCATCCGATGGACGCAAAAATCAATCCTACTCAGCCTGCTTCAAAGCGCTTTTTTCAGAGTGATACGCCCCGTTCTGGTACATCTCTGTCACGTCTCGCACCCAAGGCACCAACCAATCATTCACTCGTGAGCACTGATCCCAGTTCACAGGTTTCGCGCACTGCACAACAACAGTCGTCCAAAACGCGCTGACGTAAGCCCAAACCCAATAAAAGCTACTCATTCACAAGGATCACCCATCCCGTTCCAGGGCCTTCCGCTTGCCAACGCTGGTAAAACGCTGCTTGCCTTACGCGGACGTTACGTCCCAGATGCGGATTGCTGTGGCCACCCTTCTCCATTTCGGGGTAGCCGCGAGGGTCTTGGACGATCCATTCCGGATCGTTGCTGTTCTTCCCCGCAAACCCGCTAATCACTAGCCAGTGTCCGCAACCCAAGCCGCTGCACATCGGTGGTTCACCACGAAGCATGTTGCCTGCAGACAAATATCCAGCCAAAACCGGACGGCCAGCTTCAATCTCAAGTTCCACCATGTCGGCGTCGCCGTCCTTTCGAAACTCAGCCTCTAAGCCAAGGCTCCGCAACGCTGCCAGCTGAGCCTCTACTGACGTGGTGTCTCCGTACTTGGCACGGATCTTGTTGTACTCATCATCCGTACGAACCTTCTTGTAAAACGCTGCCACCATCGCAGCTGCTGAGCTGAAGCACTCGCGGTAGCCAGTTCCGGTTTCGTTATCAAGCTGTTTGAAGTAGGGCATAAAGATCTGCTGGTCATATCCACTCTCCTTCCACGCCTGAAACCAATCAGCTTCGTGCTCCTCCAGTAATCCCGCTGGCAGCGACTCTTCAAGCTGTTTAATTGCAGCCAGCTGATGGGGCGTACCACGGAAAAACTGAAAAAATGGCAGGAGAGATAGCGGCACTGCCAAAACAATCAGGATCGCTCTGATAATGCCGGGCGGCAGGTGCTTTCGCCAACGTTGAATCCGCCGATGAAAATTAAAGCGGAGCTGCAAACCAAAAGCATGACCGCGCCTCCTGCAACGAACCAGCCAGTTGCGGAGAACGCGGATAGCTTCACTTCTCAACACGAGTGCTAGGGAAGAGGTTCTTGCTGACGTAATCGCAAACTTGATCGTCAATCGTGTTGTCGGTGGTCTTTGCGTAGGCACGCAAAAGATCCAGAATCAGCCTTTTGACTGAATCTGACTTTAAAAATGCCATCAGGATTGGCTTGATGATCAGGATCATTGCCTTGCCTTGAACAACATCAATACGTTAGTGCCTATCGCTATGACCTTCCAGGCGTGCCACTGCACGCTCCAGTTCACTCAATCTTCCAAAGACTTCCACGTCTTTGCTCTTGATGTCTTGATGCAGAATGTCCAGCCGACTGGACAGGTTGTCGACAGCGGTGGTCAGGCGAATCAAGGAATCTTGCCCATGGCGGGTCTGACGGTTGATGCCAGAAACGCCTAGACCAGCCACGGTTATTGACGCGCCAGCAACAGCAGCCCAGACTTCAACCATGACGCCGCCCCTAGCACTCCCTCAATCATGGCAGAACCAAAGGAAACAAAAGGCCAAGAACAGGACGACGGAAACTCGCGGCTTGGCGATGTTGTCAAGATCGTTTTGCTTGGCTGGGCGATGGCAATCCTGACGGCAAACTATTTAGGAGTGTTCAAGCAATCACTTGATCCCACTTATCCGGCATCGATTCTGAGCGGAACCGCTGCTTCGTTTGGTTTAGCTGTCGGCGGCAATAGAAAGAAAAAAGAGGAGCCTACAATTAAGCAAGAACCCACCACCGCAAAACCCAAATGAAACGACTCGCTTTCGTATTGGGTGTGACACTTTTAGGTTTGCCTGCTCAGGCGGACATCACCCATAGAATCCAATCAAGCGTTCAGCTCTCAGTAGATGGCGCAGGATCAGTCGCGGCCCGGATTCCCTCTACATACGCTGTGTCTGGTTCAAACATCACTTTGGATTCTGCTGGTGGTCTTGGCTCCCTTACTGCCGGTTCCGCTGTTGGTTACACTCCTGCTTCTTACAGCGTTACAACTGCTGGGGACGCTTTTAGCTATTCAGAGTCGTTCATTGAGGGAGACGCAACGCCCTCAGACACCACCGTCACATCGGGAGTAGTTGGCTCTCTGCCAATGCTTGGTTCAACCACCACAACCTCAGGCGGTGTGGCTGGAAACCTTGCAGGCAGCATCGCAACTGATGGCGCTTTGACCATTACTGCTGGTGGAGCCGGAACATCTGCAATCGGCCAAGTCATTCAAGAACTGACGGTTGACTGATGTGGACTGGCATCTGGATTAGTTGGGGCGTGCTTTGCGTCATTGCTCTTGCCGCTCCAGAAGCAAAGTCAATTCCAGTAGTGCCTAACTTCCAACAAGGCAGCCTCAAGTCCACGACAAAGACAACGCAGAAAATAACTGAGGTCATCAACTCCTACGAATATCGGACTGGCTATGAGTACACCGTCAGCGGAACTAACGTTGCTCCAGTCGGTGGTGCTGTCGCTCCAGATAAACTGGTCACAACGACTAATAATCTCAACGGCATAGCAAGCCAATGGAAAGGGCTTGATCCAGCCAGCAAGCCAAGTTGGCAGATAGTTGAGCAAGGTGCATCGTTTCAGTTCATCGAGACCCTCAACGGTCCAGGGCTCACAAATCACACCGTCATAAACCGCACGACTGACATCGAATCTCTTACGGAGACGCTCAGCACCTTCACCCAATGAAGCGAGTCATAGCAACGCTTTTGCTGCTTTCCGCTCCAGCGCAAGCGCAGGTCTCAAGCACTGCAGCGCCTGTCGCAAACAGTTCTGGAAGTGTCACAAACCAAGCCGTGCAGGTGGTGCCTGGGAAAAATTTTGTTTATCAATACGGCACCTTCGCCTGTCAAGGAACAAGTCTCACCATCAGCCCTTTTCTAAGCACAACTGTTGGCTGGGCAAAGCCGTATGAGGCTTATTACGACGAACCGATCTATGACACTCTCGATTTGGTTGGCGCGTACGATTCGGAAGGCAATCCCATCCCGGATGGCGTCCCCGATAATCCGGGCAATGTCCTGTTTCATCGTCCGATTCGTACAGGGCAAAAAACAAACTACTCGGTTAACGGCGGCATCACTGCCACGATTTCGATACCGCTGGATCGCTCTCATATCAAGAGCTGCCATCGAGCGGCCGAAAAGCAAGTGGCGCTTTTAGAACAACAACTGGCCGACAAGAGGCTCAATCACGAGATCGCAAGACTCAAGAACTGTGGAGAGTTACTGCAGAAGGGAATCACCTTTCATCCCAACAGCCCCTACCGCGGCATCTGCGCCGATGTAGTCCTGAAAAATCCGCCAGGCACTTTGCCGCCCCACACACATTCAATCCCTACTTCCGCAAAGACCGCTGAAACTTCTGCCGCTCAAAAACAGACTCAACCTTAGTTTTCTTCCCCAGCTTCTCCTTGATCTTCTTGATTGTCTTTTTGACGATAGGCTTGACTGCCTTGAGCAGGATGTCGCCTAACGGTTTTGCAAAAATGGCCGCCGTCGTCGCCACAGCTGCAATCGTTGCAGTCGTCGCAACAACAGGCGCACCAGGAAGATAGTTGCCAATGATGGTCGGTATTCCCAAGGGCTCATAGATCGCTTCACACTTCCCATCGACCACTTCGTAACCAATGATGACCGCAGTTTGCGATTTGTTCTTGGCACCTAAAGGAATTGCGTCAGCAGGAGGACACGGCAGCTCAGTGTCTACCTTTGGGGTGTCAGCTGTAAACGGCGCAGCTGGCTGGGGTGCAGAAGCCGGCTGTTTTGAGCGATCAGCCGGTTTTTCCTCAGGGTCAAGCGTTGGCGGCTTGGTTGTTTGGTGCGTATGCCGACCTGGCGTGTAATCCAGCGGCTCATAATGTGGGATCTCACCACCAGGCATGTCTGCCACCGGGAAACCCAGCATCAAAGAGACTGGAGGCTCTGCTGGCAATCTTGGCGGTGGAATGATCTGCCTTGCTTCAACGCTTGGCACGCCTACCGTTCCAACACCAATCCTCTGAATCTCTGGCATGAAATCAGAACGGTTTACAGCAGGTCAGCTCTGGATTGAACGTAACCGCAGACGCGAAGGCCCGCCTGTTGTTTACACCGTATTGTGCGGCAAATCTGCCAGGCCATTCACCGACCCAAAAGCAATCCTCAAATGGGTCAAATGGCCAAAGGGCACACCAACTGGTGACGCCTTGCGTGCATGGTTAGCGTCGTTTGACGAGAAACCAGAAGCACCCGCGCCAGAACTTGATTGGGACAAAATCAAGGCGGAAGGCTTCGGGCCTGAGGCCCACGCGATGATTGATCCAATCACTGG